ATACATCGCCATTAAAATCTACGACTGAAAAAGACAAATCAGTAAATATAGACTGGAGAATCCTGATATCAACATCAGAATATCCAACAATCTTGGCAATATCAATGAAAATCCTCCCAACTGCTATGATCATCTGACTCGGAATAGAAGTATCATAAGCCTTATAATCAATTGCAAACCACTTATCACAAAATGGTGTTTGTGCTTTTTTAAGATGCGTGAACATCTCATTCCATTCACTAGAACATGGATCAATTCCGACAGCACATTCAGAATCTAAAGGATTCATTTGCAAAAATCTGCAAATCCCTAATGTATACTTGCGCATAACAAGTTGAAAAGGGGTAGATGTAGCCTGAAAAACACGAACTTTATCTTTAGTAACAAGAGTCGGTTCATCTTTCAATGTAGAAATGAACCAGGGATAATATCTCTCCCCATTTCTATAAAGACTCTCAATCTTCTCCGCTTCCTCAATAAATTGAGAATCCAAGATGCGTTTATCTTGCCAACCATCAACCTTCCCCAAATTCTTTGAAAATAATTTCTTACTTCCAGAAAAGGGGAAACCAATTGAACTATTGAAATTCATGGAATCTATAAATCTCTTTCCAGGGATTCCATTAACAGTCTCGTCCCATGTCAACGGACGAATTTCCTGACTCCAAAAAACTTTTTCCTTAAATAAAATATGGACCAAGTTATTGGTATAGTCAGTTTTTGCCTTATTCAACAACCCAAATGGTAAACCAGGTTTATCGACTATCCATTTTTCCATACCAATCTCCCAGGGTACATGGGGGGAATGACCATCAGGCCCTTTGAATTTGGGAGGTCCCCATTCATCTTGAATACCAAAAAGTGTTTTAATACACTCCTTGATTGGTGTATCCCTCACCTGAGATTTTGGGGTTCTATTACAATTCAACGAAGAACCAAGAAAAACAGCAGAATTATCTTCCTCAATCCTCAAATAGCAAGATTTCTTCTTTATGGATCTTTCCAAAACCTCCACTCCCATACGCTCAACATCAAAAGAACCTGAAGTACTCATAGGAATAACCGAAGCAAATCTTTCCAGTTCTTCCCTAGTCAAAATGAGTTCACCCCGAGTTGGCGTAACTGCATCCGCATGAAATCCCCCACCTGGTCTACCTTTAGTGGAACCACCAATATGTAAACCAGAGATACTAGCTACCTTATCATCCGAAACTACTGGTGACATGCATTTGCCTTCTTTTGCACCATCCCAAATATAATGTGCCCCAGGAAAAATGTATCCTAGGCCACTAGTAGCCATATTCGTGAAAGTAAGCTCTCTAACATCATTCCATTCAACATCCCCATTAATGTCACGGGTAACGATCCTGCCACTCCTCATATCGCTTGTCTCATGGAATGATTCTGGGAAAAATTGAATCAAACTTCTAGTATCCATTGTCTTAGGCATCCACATCATCGCAAGATCGTACATGCCCACACGCAAGCACTGTCCTGGCTCGATGAAAACCTTGAAGCTCTTATTACCCTTATTTCCCCTATTGTGCCTAGTAACCAAAAAAAGACTTGGTTTCTTGGGAACAAAATGTAAAGGAATGAGAACACATCCACTGCACAATACAAAACAATTGGATCGTGCAGTTGAATCAAGATTTTCCATAAACCACACGCTATTCTCAATGGCATTTCTAATTTCAATCGGAGTACTAGATTGTCCAAGTGCTGCTACCGGAAGAGGATTAAGAAAAGGTTCTGCTTGGTTTTTAAACCATTCAGGATCAAATCTATACTTCCGATCTCTTGCTTCAACATCAGCTACTGTTGGTTTCAGTCGACTTTGAGGCTGTAAATACCATTTTTCACATGCTTCAACATAGAAATCAACAATATCATCTTTACTGTAATATGCTGTGGACATTGCTAATGCAGCAGGAGCCAATCGAGACCAATCATTAAGACGATCCTTCTTTTCTTTCAAATAAAACAAAGAAAGAGCTCTAGGTGCATCATACATAGCTATGTTCTTACAAGATTTCAGCAAAGGAAAAAATGTCAAAATACACAATATGATTACCTGAAAGTGGGAACTATATTCAAAACAAACATTGCGAGAACACCAAAACAAAACTGCAACAAAAATCATGCAATATCTAGTGTCTCTAGCAATGTCACAAACAATCCGCTGAGTAGTAAGCAAGCTAGCTTTGCTCTCAGCATATATCCTTGTAACAATAAAAGAAATGTTCATTCGAGAAATAACATAATCCCCCAACAAAGGAATTACATACTTGCAATTACCACACCAGAAATCTAACTGATGAAATTTTATAGTAGAACTCAATAGAACCATTCTTAACAAAATTTCAATACAATAACTGGCTCTGGAAATATATTGAACTTCTTCCTTCCTCACTACAAGAGAATAATAATCACCAAGTCTTGTGTTTTCCAATTCCACAGGAAAACACATTTCAATCATCAACTTCTTGTTCTGAGTAAACCAATTTTCCACAAGAGTACGAGATACAATCAGTAAATATTGCAATTCTTTACTGCAA